GTTGTTCTTGTGGAACTTCCTTTACATCATTTTGTGATTCTGCTTGTTCTGATGATTCGTTTGTTTGGTTTGTCGGTTCTTGTTCGGGCATCTGTACCTCCTTGGTTATGTGATGTTATCCTTCTTGATAAAATTGCGACTATATAACGCATACCTTCTAAATGACGAAGGTGTTCATTAGTAATATTAGGACCACTAACTGCGTCTACAGATATTGATCTTAAATAGTTTATTACAGCTTGTCCATTTGGACCTGCAAAAACTGATGCTACTAATTCATTTAATTTATTTTCTTCTTCAGGTGATCTAGCATATCCATCTATGCTAATCCCTCCTTGTTTTTTTTCTTCTTGTAAATCTTTCCAAGCCATTATTGAGTTCCTCCTTCAGGTAATTGTTGTTGTGCTAATTGTTGCATTTGTTCTAAAATTGCTTTCTGTTCTTCTTTATCACGAATTAAATCTCCTGGCAAGCCCATTTTTCTACCAATATATTCTGCTACTACATCTGTTTTAATAAACATATTTAATGATTGTGGTCCAAATTTACTACCTATTAATTCTAAGAATCTATCTATAATCATAACATCCTGGTTATTTTGTGCTTGAGCTAAAGGAGATACTGGTTTAATTTGTATTTCTTTATTACCAATAGATGGTAAATTAATTCTTCCTTGTTTTCTTAAAATATATATAACTCTTTTTAATACAGGTATAACAAATTCTGCTTGTAATCTACCAAAAGCAGCACCGATTTGTCTTGAAAGATCTGCCATTCTTTCTGTAATTTCTGTAGCAGTTGCTGGAGTTCTATTTGGATCTCCTAGTTGTTCATTGTATAATGCTTTTTTAATATTTAATCTCATGTCTTGTAAGATAATTTGAGCAACATCAAATTTACCTGGTGGCTCAATAGGTGTTAATCCAGTAGATCCAGGTGCTCTTGGAATAATAGAACCAGGTACTAACTGTAGTGTATCTGGATTAATTACTCCATCATCATCTACCTGATACATACCTGATATTGCCATTTGAGCATTTTCTAATACTAACTCAACTGTTAAATTACAAGTCTTAATTGCTGGAAGAGCATTAAGTAATGGACCTCTTCCATATACTTCTCCTGCTGCTTTAGACCATCTAAATACTATCCAAGGGTTTGCTCCTTCTCCTTTAAATTCTGTTTCTAAAATTAAATGTTTTCTTTCTTTTAAAATGACACAATATTTCCATTTTAATTCATTTATCTTTGCCCAATCTCTTTTAACTACTTCTATAACTTCACATCTTTTTTGTGAATTTTTTCCCATCTGTTGCATTACAATATCTGGAAAATCTCCTTGAGGATAAGCATTATATAAATCTTCTACTTTAATCCATCTTGTTCTAAAGACAGCATCTATATCATCATTTGGTCCAGTATCTAAAACTATATGAGATAATGGTACTGCTCTGAATCTTATTGGATTATTTGCATCACCTTCTTCAACTAATAATGATCCAGTACCTACTGCTAGATCCATAAATGATTCGTGTACTTCTTGATTAAAGTTTGAGTTTTGTAATATTTCAAATATATATTCTGTGATTGCATCTAAAGAGGAATCTACTCTTAATCGTTCTTGTTCTGGAATTTCTGTTCCACTTCTTAAATCTGCCCATCTGGCAAAAGTTGGAACCATACCTGATTGTAATCTTGATGCAAATTCTTGAACTCCAACAACTGCTGTTTCGTCAAATATTTTATCTGTTTTTCTTTTAGCTACTGATTCAGTATACATCGATTCTCTCATTGGCATAGAATATTCATATGCTTCTTCGAAATAACCATTCCAATAATCTTTTCTTCTTTTAGCTGCTTCAAATCTTTTTAAGATATCACCAACATAAGAAACAGAAGGTGCAATACCTTCATCTGATACAGTTTGAATTACCATAAATTAACCTAATGTGCCACCAGATCCATCAGTTGAACCAAATAAAGATCTTCTATATCCAGCAAAAGATCCTTGTTGTCCACCCATAAGTGATCTGCGACCATATATTCTTTTTTTGCTTTCTTCCTCTTTATCCTTTATAGCAGCAAGTTCTGTATCTCTTGTTGCTTCAGCATCAATCTGTGCCTGAGTTCTTTGTGGCACAGGTGGTGGTGCTGGAGGTTTCGGAGGAGAAAATATACTTTTTACTACACTACCCATAATCTAGTTAGTTAAACCTCTTTTGCATCTTTTTTCAACGCACAATATAGTTGATAAGGAGTTATCACAAAATAGTTTTTATATCCAATTAAACTTTTAATAACTGATACACAATACATTGGAATCCATGACCAATTATTAAACATAGTATAAGGTTTAGTTATCTCTAACATTCTGCCTTTGTTTTTTCTGGTATATAAGATAATTCTATTTATATCTTTATCTGATAATATATTCATATAAGTTCCTTTCTTTCCCCAGTCAAATCCAATCCAATGTTCCAGTCCTTCTACATATCCAGCAATACAACAATGCCGAAAGCCAGGTCTAGTAAACATATCAAACCAATACCTATCTTCTCTATCTGTAAAGAAAATTATCCAACGGTAAATCGACTTTTCCATTTATCAACCTTTTTAATAGGTTTCCTTGAAAATACATCATAATCCCTTTTAGCAACAAATTGTGTCATTGGTTTGTGTTGTTTTAATAATGATTTGCCTTCTCCTGCTCCTAAGAACATATACTGAAGAGCATCATGTATATGAGAATATTTATTCTTATCTGGTTTCTCATCATACTTATCCCCGACAACATTAATTCTTCTGTAACAATATCCACCATCAAAACCTCTTAACAAGGTTTTGCATGATGGATCTATCAATATTCCTGATTTGCCATCAATCATTCTGTTTAATACAGAATTTACTGCTTCAGTTCTGGTTACTACATCATTAGTTGATGCAGGTCTTGCCTGTAATCCAGCAGCTCTCATAATCTGGAACGGAGTTGTTTCATCTGTTTGAGCTCTGAAATCACCTGCAGGATCTCCTATAATTGTTATCTTTTGCGATGCTTGAGGAAACAATGTTGCTATTTCGGATTTTAACAGTTCTGAAAATTTCTTAATTCCCATATCTGTACATACTAATTCATGTATAAGAAACCATCTGTTTCTTGCAGTTCGTTGTCCAAAGATAGCAGCAGGTGTTAAACCAAAGTCTACTCCTATAAATACTTCTAAGTCTTTACTTTTAGGTATAGGTTCTTTTGCTTTATGAACGGCATCATTATAGTTAGGGTAGACTAACTTTCCTTCTTCTATTGTTCCTAGTTTATTTAAAACATAGACATCTATCCACGATTTAGTTTTACCTTTAATAATTTTAGAATAATATTTAGGTGTTAAGTGCTGTGCATTTTCTGCTTTAGGATTATTAGCATATTCTAATAGCTGTCCTTGCTTATTTTTTTTCTCCAACATACCTGGTGGCTGAGAATAAAATGCCCAGTCATCTGGCTTTTGCAACATTAATGCTTCTTCTTGTGGAATATAATCAGGTATGTCTACATCTCCTGCCATAACTGCCCACCAATGATCTTCTTCTGGTGCATTAGTATCACATATTACTCCATACCAACTAGGTCCACCATCACGAATAGACGGAAATCTTCCTACTCTCATAGTACAGGCATCTACTATAGACTTTGGAATTTCTCTTGCTTCATTAATCCATACCCCTGTTAGTTCTAAAGATAAAAGTTTTTTAACATCTTCAGGTCTATCTAGTGCCAGGAATATAACTTCTATATCTATTCCTTTCTTTTGTATTCTGTGAGTAAAAGGAACGGACCAATAGAAATATCCCCATTCAGTTTCTGGAATCCAGTCTATCCAGGTTTTAATTGTTGTTGTTTTTAATTGAGGATTTGTATTTCTGATAACTGCCCATCTTGATTTTCTTACTCCTTCTCTATTAGGTTTCTGCATTAATGCTCTTCTCATTATTTCAATACAACAGGCAACAGATTTACCAGATCCAACTGGTCCTCTGATTCCTCTAAAAAAGGAATCATCTTTCATAAAATCTTTTAATATTTG